AAAGGCCAAACTTTAGACGTGTCGCCAGCACCGTCTGCCATCCGAGCAAGTGATATTTCCTCGCTTCGGCGAGCACACGCCAATAACGATAGTCGGCGCCAAAGCTGTGATCCGATAGATTCACAAGCAGGGAGATAATCTCTCCGCTCTGCGGATTAAAAGGATCTTCGGTGTTATTGAAAATCGCCCCGGCCGATGGGCCGGATAGGATGCCGCTACGCCGGAATCCGCCAATTGCCTCGATAGTCGACGCATTAACCGAATTGAGGCGGCGCGCAGCAGCATCATCGGCCATGCGATCGAGCAGGCGGCAGATAGCAGGTTTGACACCGCCGAGCGCGCGCTCCTGCATACGGTATGCAACCGCGTATCTTAGCAAGTCCCGCTTCATGCGCAGTGGCGCTGCGGTCCCATAGGCCGCCTTCCAGCGCGCCTTCAATTCGTCGTTGCCGAGGCCAGCGAGGTTGGCGATTTCGGCGGTGAGTCTCTCATGATCAATCTCAGAGATATGACGCTTCATGACTGCCCGTCCTCCAACGCGGGCAGTCACACACATCGCTCTCTTCCCAGGCTGAAGCCAGTCCTAGATACGGCAATGAGGCCATTTTTTGTCCGGCATGGGTCGGAGCTATGATGCCGAACACATCGCCATAGATTCGCCTTTCCGGTGAATGGCCGAAGCGGGTGCTCGCGATCAATATCGAAAGGGCACCGAGCCATTTCCGATCAGAGAACAGGGCGCAGTTTTCAACCGGAGCAAGCGATTCGATCGCTATCTCCGGTGCCCGTAAATCCCGATATTGGCCCGCAAACGCGCGCTTCTTCGTGATTGCCGGTACAGCGAACGGGGAGATAGGGACTGCGTGGCGGAGGGCCCAGACAGCGGCGAACTCCTCTCTGAGTTTAAGCAATCCTAATGACGATCGTTGTCAATCGGTTGATGCCTTTGCGGTGGTTGATGGAGAGGCAAACTGACGGGCTCCACCCTCCACCAAATATTAGATAAACTTATACTGATTTCGACGGCGTGACTGAAAGTTACACCGCCTTTCACTGCACCAGATATAGATTGATCCAACCCCGGAGCAGTGAGTTCTCCAGGCGAGTCATCGCTTAGATGACTTAGATGTGCGAGTACGATAGTCACGTACGGCGTATCGAACGGCAACTTTGTTTGTGACGCACGTTCGGCAGAAGCGCCGGACACCCTCTCTGTGGCCAGTGATCACAAATGGAACACCGCAATGAGTGCACTGGGCGAGCGCGCGCCCTCCTGCGACAACGCCTAGGAGCTGCAGCGCGATGAGCTGGAATACGCCGCTAACGGCGAAAGTCGTGCTGAGCCCGCAAGGCCAGGGTCTTCCGGTAAATACCTTCGGGTAGGCCGCGATTGGCACAGCCGCCAGTTCGACCCACTCAGTCAGACGATCGAACAGACGCTGGAGCGAGAGGCGCGGGCGCTCGCGAGCGCTCTTGAGCTGGATCGCTTCGTGGACGATAGCCCCGGCCTCCCGAGAGTAATCAACCCATTTGGCGACTGGCTCCCAACCCTCGCGTCCTTGGCTAGCCGCGGCGCCAAGCGGGCAGCAGGTCGGCTGCACCGACATCGAGAGGCTTCGCCAAACAGAATGGGTCCATGGTTTGAGATGTCGGCAGATGCCGAGTGGCCCCCAGTACGCTGCGAAAGCCGGAATTACCGATGGTTCGTCCGCTAACAGAATGAAATCGTCGAGAACACCTGCACCTCCATAAAAGGGAAGGTCACCCGGAAGCAAACGGCGCAACCGTTGCATTTTGATCCCTGGGTATACCGAGAAGGCCGCCATCAACTCTTCAACGCTGGGTTTCTCATTCGGATTGCTACCCTTTAAGCGATTTCGCCGTTGCTGTGTGCCGCGCCTCAGCATCGCCTCGGAAACCGGCCTCGGCAGACTCACAAACCGACTGTCGCCGAGCGCGCGTGGCGGCGCAGAAGACTGAGCGGCACTCCACTCGAGCACTTCTTGGGCTCCACGTTTTCCGATTCCGACCGTGTAATGCGGCAGCCGGACCGCGCCAGGCAGGGGCCACCCCAGCAGGTCAAGTTCAGGCATCAAATTATCTTTGGTCATATCCACGTTATATCCGGCTGATATGTGGAGACAGCACTAAGCCCGCGGTCGTGTCGCGACTGTTCGCGATGTCCGAGTCACACTTCCGGATGGTCTGTACTGATTCGCCGTATGGAATCAATTACGCCTCGAAAAATGAGTACCTGAATCGCAGCGATCGCGGAAATCGAATCCAAAGACCTATTGCCAATGACGACAGTCCGAACGTCCACGCTCTGCTAACGAACGCTCTGCGCATAGGCCGCGAATGGGCACTCCCGGGAGCGGTTGCTTATGCGACCGTGCCATCGGGACCTCTCCTTCCCGGCTTCATAGATGCCTTCAACACTAGCGGCTTCACCTTCCGGCATTTGTTGGTCTGGCTCAAGCAGCAGTTCGTGATCGGAATGAGTGATTATCGTTATAGACATGAAGCCATCCTCTATGGCTGGGGCAATGGTCCTCACTATTGGGCAGGAGATAGATCGCAAGACAGTATTTTTGAGGTTGATCGGCCTCATGTCAGCGATCTCCACCCAACGACGAAACCGGTTGAGCTCGTGGAGCGCATGATCGCCAACAGCAGTCGGCCGACAGAAGGAATTTATGATCCATTTTGTGGCTCCGGTACCACGTTGGTTGCGTGTGAGCGTCTCGGAAGGATTGGCTATGGTGTCGAAATCGATCCAGCATACGCAGCGGTGATACTCGAGCGGATGTCAGCACTCAACCTTATCCCAGAGCTTGTCGAATAGCCATGCCTCACCGCAACGATGATGGTACTTTTCGCGGGAAACAGGCAAAGAAGTTAACCGAGCGCACTCTTGGCGCACGCTGGGTCGAGGCCGAAGTTATTCGCCTGAAGCGACTGGGGATGGATTTCTCACGCATCGCAGATCAGATCACCGCAATTGGGCGTGGAAGGGCAAAGTCGATCACGGATTTGCCCGCGGACTTGCACTTCGCGGAGAATTACAAAATCTCAGCGCAGGGCTGTCATCAGGCTTATCAGCGCGCTATTCGACGCGAGCCTGCACTCGCTGTGGACGAGTATCGTCGGATTGACAGCGATCGCTGTGAGGAAATGCTGCTCGCGCTTCAGGCTGGCATCCGACGCGGGGATCCACGGAGTGTCGAAGCTGGTGTAAAACTACTCGGTCATAGAGCGAAACTGCTGGGTCTCGAAACTCCCAAGCGCGTGGAGATGACGGGCAAGGACGGGAGCCCGATTGAAATCAACGAGCCGCCGCTCACACAAGAGGAGCGGAGAACACGCGCGCTTGAGATCGCGAAATTACTCAAAGAAGTAGGAGCGCTTAACGAATGACTCACGATACAATCGATCAGGCACGCCTCGACCGACTTGAACGGCTGACCACGCCGCGGTTGACGCGTTATATCGCACATCGACCGACGCCGCCGCAGACGGCATTTTTACTGCTCGACTGCCGCGAGGCAATGTATGGCGGTGCCGCCGGCGGCGGAAAGTCCGACGCCCTTCTGATGGCTGCGCTGCAATATGTCAATGTGCCGGATTATGCCGCGCTCCTGCTACGCAAGTCCTACTCGGATTTATCTCAGCCGGCAGCACTGATTCCGCGCGCTCATGAATGGCTCGCCGGTACAGACGCAAAATGGAACGGCGCCGAGCACGTGTGGCGCTTCCCCTCTGGCGCCTCGCTCAGCTTTGGCTATCTCGACACCGAGGCCGACAAGTATCGCTACCAGTCAGCGGAGTACCAGTTCATCGGCTTCGATGAACTCACCCAGTTTTCCGAGTCGCAGTACACTTATATGTTTTCGCGGCTTCGACGGCTCAAAGGCTCAAGCGTGCCGCTGCGCATGCGAGGCGCCTCCAACCCCGGCGGTTACGGGCATGAATGGGTCAAACAGCGCTTCATCACGAACCGCGGCGAGGGAGGCCGAATCTTCATCCCGGCCAAACTAAACGATAATCCATATCTGGACCAGGATGAATATCGAAGCGCACTGAAGGAACTCGATTCGATCACGCGCGCCCAGCTGCTCAATGGCGATTGGGCCATCGCATCGGGGCAGAGTGTGTTCAAGCGGTCCTGGTTCCCGAGCTTCCGGGAATGTCCAAAACCGATCCGTATAATCCTTTCGTGGGACACGGCTTTCAAGGAAGGGGAGGAAACCGACTATTCTGTATGTACCGTGTGGGCAGAAACCGACGCGGGATACTACCTGCGCGACTTGTGGCGCGGGCGCGTCGAGTATCCCGAGCTCAAGCGGCAAGCGGTGGCGCTCGACGCAAAGTGGAACCCCGAGCTGGTGCTGATCGAAGACAAAGCCAGTGGTCAAAGCCTCATTCAGGAACTGCGGCGCGATACGAAGATGCCTCTGCGCGCGATCAAGGTCGATCGTGATAAGAAAAGTCGCGCCCATGCGGTCACCGGACTAATAGAGGCTGGCCGGGTCTATCTGCCCGAGAGAGCGCCCTGGGTTGCGGATTTTCTCGACGAAGTTAGTGCGTTCGACCAGGGTTCGCACGACGATCAAGTTGATAGTATGACTCAGGCGCTCAACTACCTGCGCCAGCACAAAAACTCACTGCTTGAGTTCTATAGGAAAGATCTCGCAGCGATGCGAACGCCGGGTCCATCCTGCGCCAATTCGCAATGCCGAAAGCCGCTCAGCGTGACTACCCATGGGGCACGTGGGCGGGAGTTCTGTTCAATATTGTGTTCGCTCTGAACCTGACTCCCGCAAGACGATAAGGAGAGGCTCATGCTTGCTGGCCAAGAGTAGCGGGGTGTTTTCAAGCTCCCCGAGAGCCGCTGGAGCTCAGATAGACGACTACGCTAGAGGAATCCTTCCGCAGCTCCATAACTGACTGTTTCAAAATTGCCGCCGCTTCGCGACCCCGCGCCCCAGTCCGTGGTCCTTTTCGGTTGGCCCCATATCTTCGAAAGAGAGCTATGGGGTCGGCCCGTTTTTGGCCACAATTGATCAACGAGGCCATCGTGCGTATCGAACAAATAACCGATCGCCCGAGTCGACCGTTGCTCGTTATTGATGGCGACTCGTTTGCGCATCGCGCCTATCACGGAGTGCCCAAGTCGATCCGCCGGCGCGGAAATAGAGGCGGAGGCGCAATCGTCGGCTTCGCAAACTTTCTGCTGCGACTGTATGAGAGCGAGCGACCCCGGGCGGTGCTGGTCGGCTGGGATACGCTGGATGTGCCGACCTACCGTCACCGGGCGTTCGCGGACTACCAAAGCGGACGTCAATTTGACGCTGAGCTTCGCGATCAACTTGACGTGTTGCCGCACTTCGTTACTGCGTGCGGCTTTGTCAACGCGAAATCTCCAGGCTACGAGGCCGATGATTTCCTAGCAGCCGCGGTAGCCAACGAGGAACTACGCGGCGGAATGGTCATTGTGGCGACCGGAGACCGCGATGCTCTTCAGCTTGCCTCGGGATTGACGACGATTCTCCAGCCCGTGCGCGCCGGTGTAATGGCACGTATCGGGCCCAAAGAAGTACGCGAACGGTACGGCGTCGAACCTACGCAGGTGCCCGACTTCATAGCACTCCGTGGCGACCCGTCGGATAAGCTGCCGGGTGCTAGAGGGGTCGGCCCCAAGAGCGCAGCCGGCCTTCTTCGTAGATACGGCACCCTCGACCAGATGCTCGCGCAGGGTAGATTCAAGGAGCAGGCGTATAAGCTGCGCCTCTACCGCTGGATAGCGACAATGGACAAATCCGCGCCTCTCCCCTCCCTGCACGACCAGACGCCAAGTTGGGCTAAGGCGTCCGCTCTCGCCAAGGACTGGGAGCTGAACCGTCTGGCCGAGCGCCTGGACGCGCTAGCCTGCCCAAAGCATGGTTGATTTAGCCACCATCGCACTGCGC